CCTACTATTGGATCCGAGATCCTGAGAACATCTACAAATAAAAAGACTTCTCCATAAAAAAACCCCAGAGATTACTCTGGGGTTTTCATTTGGGAAGGAAATGTATTTACTTTACTAAATCTTTACAGATCTTTCTAATCTTGCCTTTAGTCATAGTATTTGACCAATGGTAGTCTTCATCTCTTTCCATGCGGTCTATATCATCTATGAGATATTCTAATCGTCTTACGGCATTCTCTATCTTGTGTAGCTGAATGTGGTAGTTAGTTTCCCAATATTCTTTCTTCTGAATATCCGTATAACTTTCGTAAGTATTAGGTTTAAATTTGAGTGGTAATTCTAATTGTTTCATTATCATTTCTCCATATAAAAGTTAATATTAAAATTACTATTATAGTATAGCCCATACCTAATCTTTGTCAACACTTTTTTTATTTATTCACCCGACTGTTCTACCACAATACGACTGAGGGGGCACAGAAAAACACTACGTGTATGTGTTATATGTGATATGAAACTCTTAAAAATTCAGCAAAAATCAGACTTATACTACATTTTCTTTGTGTAGAATAGGCCCCCTTGTTTCTGAATCTAGGGTACCCATCACCCCCTTAGAAAATACAGCTATCATAAATTTGCCTCCTTCGAGGCCCGGCCGTACGTCGTAGTGTTTCCCACTAGTCTGACAAAAGAAATCAACATCGGTAAACCCAGCTTGTCTACCCATGCCTTCAAACTCTTCTGGGGTGTAGTGTTTGTAGTGAAACTCATTAACCGGAGGGAGCTGGTGTGGCCTCACTCGTTCGTTCGGTGATGAGCAGATAAATAAGTTTGTTTTCTCTCCGGCTAGATCAAAGACACTCTGGGCGAGGTCAGGGGGTATATGCTCAATGAACTCAAAAGATACAACTGCATCATAGTTCGCCGGTAGTCGATCAGGCTCTAGCTGTGTAAAATCTTCGACAATATAATTAACTCGTGGAGCTTTCTTTGAGAAAGTTTCAAGATATACTCCGTGAGCTACGGGTGACTTATCAATACAGTCGATACCACAATCTAACATGTTGTGCATAATGAAAGAACCATAACCGATCCCGCAGCCAATATCTAAAACATCATTAGGTTTCGGGATGACTTCTTTTATTTTCTTACAGGCAAAGTTATATCGTTCTAAATGATCCGGCCGAATGTTGTTTGGATCCATAATTCTTTCAACCATTACATAACCACCTTCATAATACATCCTTGTTTCCATGAACGGGCTAATGGAACAACCTCACGGTTATAGTTTTTACACCATTCGACTAAAGCTTTCCACTCTCCCTCTTCCCATTTAGGATAAGGTGATATAGGTGATGGTAATAAATCATCAAATCGTATCAATGTACCAGCTACTATTTGATCATTAAGAAGTTCAAGTACAGTTTTTGTAGATTTATAGAGATCACAGTCAATATTCATAAACGATATGTGTCGTTTGTGGTCCTTTTTCCACACAGGAATGGTATCTTCAAACCAACCTTCGTGTAAAACTACGTTTGGTACCACTTTTGGTAACTCTGATATAGCAAAATGTCCCTTCTCTATGACTTTATGCCCCATAAACCACTGTTCAGGTAGTCCTTCAAAGCTATCAAAGCCGTGAAATGTAATTTTTTTATTTAAACTAGCTAAATAATTTATAGATTGTCCTTGATATACTCCAAATTCTACGTAATGTCCTTTCGGATGCAGAATATTTTGCATACAAAACTGATATTCCATTAAACGATGGTCTAATAAAACCATAGGTGTGTATAAAAATTCTTCAGGTCTCATAAATATTCAGTCATTCTAATTTAAAACTTGTTATTCGTCAATAAATAACTTATAGTTTATGAAGTTTAGGTAGCTACCCCTTTCCAGTGATACATTGGCTACCTAAACTACTATAGGTATACTAATAATAGTGATAGGAGTAAAACACTATGACAAAAAAAGGGAAGAATCCCCGACCACATATACTGTATGGTCGCATGAAAGAGCAAGAGCTGATAAATTTAATTAAAGAAACAGCTGCGACATACAAAACGAGAAACGGGGGACGGCTTTATGAGATGAAGCAGGAACTTGAACGTCGTCGTATGCTTACCTTAAAAAGAAAAAACCCTGAAGAGTACGAGAGGAGAAAAGAAGAGATGCTAGAACGACCAGCCAAACACAAAATGTTTGCAAAATCGACATTACCCAGAGGCATGACTCCAATGCAGGAAAAATTCTGTATGGAATATGCAGCTACTGGTGATGAACTCAATGCCTACAAGGTTGCTGGGTATAAAGAAGATGACACCAACGGACTAACCCGTCGACGTGCCCGCCAGCTACTTAATAATAAAAAAATACAAGCTCGTATCGAGGAATATCAAGAACAAGCTTTGAAACGTATTAGCTGGACAAAAGAAAAAGTCTTGGAAAAGATGCATGAAGTATATCAAAACTCAATAACTGAAGGAGATCATACAAATGCAAACAGAGCTTTAGAAAATATTGGGAAACATCTAGGTATGTTTGTTGATGTTTCTAAAATTGAACAGAATATTACAACATCAGAATTATTAACGAACGATACCGACAAAGACATAGAACGTCTGGCGGATGTTGTAGGACTAAAGATTGTAAAAGGTGGAAAATCCGAAGATACCGATAAGTGAGTTAGCTTCTGACGAGACGACTAAGAAAAAACTTCTTCAGAAACTAGCTGTACAATCTCTTGTAAAAAGCAAAGATAACTTTTTAGCTTTTGTAAAAACATTTGCTCCAAAGTTAGTAGCTGATTTCAAGATGGGTAGACATATTGAAGTTATTAGTGAGAAACTACAAAAGGTTGAAGAAGGAGAACTCAAACGTCTTATGGTATTTCTACCACCTCGTAGTTCTAAATCTGTTATCTGCTCAAAATTATTTCCGGCCTGGTACCTAGGCAGACATCCTCAACATGAAATCTTGTCAGTATCTCACTCTGATACGTTAGCCTCAGATTTTGGACGTTCCGTCAGGGATCTGGTAGGTTCGGGTTTATATCAAAATGTATTTAGAGGAGTGAAGCTACGATCGGATGTACGAGCTGCCGGAAAGTGGCAGACAAACCAGAATGGTGTATATGTAGCTGCCGGTGTACGAACACAGATTGCTGGTCGTGGTGCACACATAGCTTTACTTGATGATGTAATGTCAGAAGAAGATGCCTTTAGTGAAACGGGCAGACGATATATAAAAGAATGGTATCCAGCTGGTTTACGAACCAGACTTATGCCAAATGGTTCAATAGTTATTATTAATACCCGATACCACGAAGATGATATTTGTGGATGGTTATTATCTTGTGAGAGTGATGCTAAAGGAGATGGGGCTTCAACTATACCATGGGATGTTTTACGAATACCGGCATGGGTTGATGAAAGCAGTAGCCGATTACTAAACATACCAGTAGGTGAATCATATTTTCCGGAATGGAAACCAAAAGAAGTTTTAAAGAATGATGAAATGGAGATACGACGACACAACGGCTCACGATACTGGGAATCGTTGTACATGCAAAATCCTGTGCCAGATGAAGGTGGCATATTTAAAAAGTCGTGGTTTAGAATATGGGATGAAGAAGAACCACCACACTGTGATTTTATTATACAAACTATGGATACAGCTTTTTCAACACGAACAACAGCTGACTATAGTGTTATACAAACCTGGGGTATCTTTACACAGGTAGAAGGTGACAGTTCCGGAGCTGAACATGATGTCTGTCATTTAATTTTATTAGGCAACACACGAGGACGATTTGAATATCCGGAGTTACGACAGAATGCTCAAGATGCTTTTGATGAACATGAACCAGATGTTATCATTATTGAGAAGAAAGCTAGTGGTCAATCATTAATACAAGATTTACGACGAGCTGGTTTACCCATACTTGAATATACACCAGATAGAGATAAAGTTTCAAGAGCTTATGCTGCATCACCTTTACTTGAAGCTGGTCGAGTATGGCTACCTAATAAAACGTGGGCACAAACTATGTTTGATGAGGCTGTATCTTTTCCTAATGCAGCTCATGACGATCAGGTTGACTCAATGGTCATGGCTGTGCTATACCTTAAAGAATCATGGCACTTGCAACATCCATATGATCCGAACTATAATAGTGAAGACGAGAATATTTATAAAAAGAATAAAGCAACGTACTGGAATATAGATAACATTTAGAGAGTAATAATGGCAGTAGAAAAAAATCCCTTTGAAAAATTAGAAAAAGTAAACACCGACGTAAAAGAAATGACTCAAGGCCTTCCCGGTGTTGATGTTAATGTAGATCCCGAACAAGAAGAAGATGTAGCTGTTGATGTTGATCCGGCTACAGGAGAAGTATCTGTTGATCTAAACGAAAATGCAGGTACAGTTTTAGCTTCTATAAAAGATTTTTATGGGAACCTTGCTGAATATATGGACGAGGATACGTTAACTGATTTATCAACAACAGTTCTTGATAATTTTAAGGCTGATGAAGAATCAAGACAGGAGTGGGAACAAACGTTTGAACGTGGGTTTGACCTATTAGGATTAAAACTACAGGAAACAACAGAACCATTTGATGGTGCTTGCACAGCAACACATCCGTTAATTATTGAGAATGCTGTAAAGTTTCAATCAAAAGCTGCTCAAGAATTATTTCCAAGCAAAGGCCCAGTAAAAACACAGATACTCGGTAATTCAACTCCTGCAAAAGAACAACAAGCTCAACGTGTAAAAGACTACATGAATTATCAGCTTACAGAAGAAATGCCAGAGTATTTTGATGAAACAGAAAGATTGTTATTCCATTTACCATTAATTGGTACAGCTATTAAAAAAGTTTATTACGATGAAGCATTAGGACGACCAATATCAGAGTTTATTCCGATTGATCAGTTTCACGTATCAAATTTAGTGCCAGATCTTCGTAGAGCCGATCGATACACTCACGTTATTTACAGATCATCAAATGATTTAAAAAAAGACATGAATGCAGGAATGTATAGAGA